TTACTCTTGATGAAAGAACTCGTGAAGCAGCAGATCGTGAGGCTGGTATTGCCGTTCAGCGTGGTCTTTATGATTTAGCAACTCAATTAGAAACGGGTCAGATTACACGAGAAGTGTATGATGAAAGAGCTGCGCCCTTACTAAGACAAGCCAGAACAGCTGCTCAAATTGAAAATATTAGTGGTACAAGAAGCAGATCAATAGCAGCTGCACAGGCACAGTATACTTGGGATAGAAGTGTTCTTGAGGATACTCAGAATGACCGAGTTCAAGCTATTCTGAACCAAATTACGACGAATAATGTTGATCAGTTTGGTGCTCTTACTCAGTTAAACAGAGACTTTAGCAATGAAGATGCTAAAGTTATTAATGCTGTAAGAAGTGCTATTCCGGGTGCATTTGATGTTCTTAACTCTGCTTTAGATGAACAAACTCTTCCGGGTACACCGGGAGCACCTAGTGCTCCTGGTTCCTTTGCTGGAACTCCTAGTGGAGGTGTTTATGATACTGTTCTTGGTAATGGACAGTTTGGGCAACCTCCAAAACCAATCAGTGAAATGACAGTTGCTGAGGCAATTTCCTTTGGTCGAAATGTGTTAATTCCTAACACAAGAGGAAATCGTCAACTTGGTTTACCGCCTACACTTGGTTCATCCGCTGTTGGTGCATATCAGTTTACTCAAGAAACTTTAGCCGATTTTGCACCTCGTGTTCTTGGTCCTAATTGGGCCAGTGAAGTTATGTCTGGAGAGAACCAAGAGAAGTTAGCTCAAGCTATTTTCCAGAGCACTAGAGGTCAGCCTTCTGCATTAAGAGCACGTTGGCAGGGTCTTCAGAATATGTCTGATAGTGACCTTCGTGCTCTTGGTTCTATGCCGTGGGAACAAGCAAGAAATGAAATTGTAAAAGTTGAAACTGGCGGTCAACTTCCCGGTCCCACCAATCCTTCACTTGTAAGAACAACTCAAGGAAACTTACAAAGAGGTGTAAATGTTGGTACAGATACTGGTGCTGGTGGTCGTAATACTACTTTAGCTGCTGGTTATCTTGCTGCTACAAGACTTCCAACAGACACTGATGCACAGGCTGTGGCTTTAGAGCTTGTTGGTGAAGGAAGTCCTTTTGCAGGACAACAAACACATCGTTTAAGAGAAGATGTTCAGAATTTAATGAACCAAGCAAATGTCACAGCACCTGTTGCGGCATGGGCTTTACGTTCAACTGCAAGAAATCGTGGATTAGGGGAAAGATTCTGGTCATTTGCAGAAGGCAATAGAGGTGCATCTGCTCCTAATCGTGAAGCAGCTCTTGTTCTCATTCGTCGTGTTCAAAACGGTGATATGCAGGGTCAAGTTGAAGTAGTTAGCAGAAGTCAGGAACTTCAAACCAACTTAGCTGCGGCTCAAGCAGAAGAAGCACGAGCAAGAGCAGTTTATACAAGAATGACTCAAGCCCAAGCAGCAGGTAATGGTAGAGCAGATATTTCGAGATATGCTCAAGCTGTTGAAGTAGCTGCTGCAAGAGTAGCTGCCATAAGAGCACAAGCTAATGATCCTACAATTAGTAGGACTAATGGTCAGGCTGGTTCCTACTTAAATGATTGGAGTACAGTTGGTGCTAGAGATGGAAGTCTTGTTAATAGGTTTTTAGGCGGTAACGTAGTAAGTGATCTGGTTAGACAACCTACTAGAAGTCAAGTTGTTCAAAGAGGAAGTGCTCCAAGGTTTGTAGGAGGTCAGTTAGTGAGGGGGGCACAACCTGCCCCAGCACCTACTAGAACCAGAACACCTCCTAGATTTACCCAGCGTCCTAGAGAGCCGAGATAATCTAAGAAAAAAGAAAGCTCCTCACATATTGTGGGGAGCTTTTTTTCTGATACAGAAGACGGGTTATCCTGCATTTGCACGGGCCGTTATATTATGTCGAACGAACGTTTCCTTTCAGCAGTTCCTCAAGAAGCTGTAGAACCTGACTATTATAATGTAGGTGCTGCAAGATACCGAGGTAATGGATCGTTAGTTCCGAACGAACGCTTCCAAGATGCCCGCACAATGAATGCGGATGAGTTGGTAGCAAAATACGGCGAAGAGCAGGGCTTACAAATTCTTCGAGCTCGTGCAGGTGGGGATGCCTCTTTTCACGGAGATTTAGCATCTACTCGTTCAGGTCTTGCCCCTATAACAGATACAGCAGGTAGTGCTGCTACTGCTCTGTTTGGTGGATTAGGTGGTATTGCTGCTCTCGGTACTGGTCTTGTTAATCAAGATGCAGGTGTTGGTTTAGCAGACATCGTAAATGAAAATAGTGCTTGGGCCAGAGAGAACCAATCCTATGCTTTGAATGCACGACGTAGAGCGTCAGCTGCACAAGCAAATGTTAGTTCTGCTGATAACCAAGCACGTTATGAACAAGAGCGAGAAGATGGTGAGGGTTTAGCCACTATCAGACGTATTGGTCGTAACTTTGTTGATCAATCTGCCATTACTGTCAGCGATGGAATGCTGGTAACAGACAGTGTTGCTCAGGGCGTTGGTTCACTTGCTGGTGGTGGTGTAGTTTCCGGTGGCTTGAAAGCAATTGGTAGACAAGCTCTTACACGTTTTGGAGCTGGTCGTTCTGCTGCTGTAGCTATTGCTCAGCCTCGTGTTTACGATGCAGCTGTCGCTACTGGTCGAGTTCTCGACCGTAGTCGTATGTCTTTAGCTATTGGTGCGCTTGAGGGTGGTGGTGCTTACACAGGCACAATCGATCAAGTGATGGCAATGTCTCATGATGAGCTTCTTGAAAGCTCTCAGATGTACAGAGAGCTTATTGATGCTGGTATCAATCCAGCCAGAGCAAAAGCTAGAGTTGCTAATAGAGCCGGTCAGATAGCTGCTGCAATCCAAGCACCTATCGGTGTAGCAACTGGTGCTTTAGTATCTAAGTTTGAAGCCAATCCTTTACGTGCTGGCTCATTCTTAACTGGTGCTTCTAACGTTCTTAAAGAGACAGTTGAAGAAGGTATTCAATCTGGTTCAGGCCAGTTTGCCCAAAACGTTGGTATTAGGTCTGCGGCAGATAATGAATATAACTTAAGCCAAGGTGTCGGTGAAGCTTCTGCTGAAGGAGCTATCGCTGGTGCTGGTACAGCAGGTGTGTTTGCTGGTCCTTCGGCAGTTATGGGTACAACAAGAGATTTAGCCCAAGGTGCTGCTGATTTAACTAGAAGACAGATTGATTCTCTTATTAATAAAGGAAGAGAAGAAAACAATCGTAATAGTGTTGATGCTCAAGCAGAGATTTCAAACGTTGTTAGAGCTGCTGTAGCTCCTAAAGTTTATGTTCCTACACAAACTGAAGGCATTGATCCTATCGATGATGAAGCTGAATTTACTACATACCAGAATGACTTAGCTGCTTTGGGTCAGCAGTTTGGGTTTGATCCTCAAACTTATGAACCAAAGACAGAAGCTGAAGCACGTCTGTTAGGTAGTATTCCTGCCGAGGAAGCTTCCAACATTATTGATGTGATGCAAGCAGCTGCCAATAGAATGGCAGAGCAAGATGCTACACCTGAAGAACGTCTTGAACTGGCTCTGTTTATTCATGAACAACAGAACAGAATTACACCTGAGAATCTTGAAGCTGTCAGAGCATTACAGGCTAAAGTAACACCCGGTGGTGCTATTGCTAATGATCTGAAAACAATCATTACTGCTCAAGCAGCTATTACAGACAACATCCTTTTCAAGGATAGTCTTGAAGCTGCGCTGAAATCTGTACCTCCGATAAAGGTTGAAGATGTTGAAGATATTTCGACGCCGGAAGGTCAAAGGGCTGCAAGGACGGGTGCCCTTCAAACTATGCTCTTCCCGGAGACCGTACCCCAAGAAGTTCTCGACAGACTGTTCAAACACTCTGAGAATGACGATGCAGGCGAAATCTTTACGCCGCAGCAAAAGGTCGCTCTTCGTACCGAAGCTATGCTCTCAAAGACGCTCCAAGCGTCCACAGCTGCCGCTGAAGTCTTGGGTGTTAAGCCTCCCGAAGCATCTCGTGTAGCCTTTGAAATCCAGTCTGCTGATGCTCAGGAAGCTGGCTCAGCAGGGCCATCTGTTCGTGCTCACACAGAAGGTGTGAACAGACTGAAGGCCATGGGTGACACTGCTGGTGCAGCTGAAATGCTGGCTGAGTTTGGTAACTTTGCTCAGCACATGGCTAACAAATTAGCTGCTGTGAATGAGTCGTTCGTTGGTCGTACTGAAAAGAACTATAATCCTGAAGTTTTTTATCAAGCCTACAATAGAAAAACTAAGGAATGGTACACACCCAAAAAGGGTTGGACTGTTGCTCGTTTTGGTAAGAATCTGAAGTCAATTGTGGATTCTCAGCAGATTGGTATCGATGCTGAGTACACTATTGATTCGTATAACCAGTTAGTTGCAGAAAATCCTGAACTTGGTCTTAAGCCTGTTGAAGCTATCCGTATGGATTCTGGGCTTAAAAAGATTGCTGATCAGGTGTTCAAAGATGCTAAGAAAGCAGACTTTGATGAAAAGAATCCTGATATTGTAGCTAAACGTAGTGAATCTACTACAATTGAAACAAAACAACAAAATAATACAACAGATACTAAATCAACTGAAAAGAAAGTTGAACCTGTTGTAGAGCCAGATATCAAACCTTCTGTTGTTGTTGATGATCTTAAGAATGAATCTATTCCTACTCTCGTTGCACTTCTGAAAGAAGTACAAGAACTTAAGGATGAAGTTAAGTTTGAACGAGTTGCATCTGAACTTCGTGTTCGTAAACTTGAAGCTGAAGCAGCAAAAAATGCTGCTCAAGTTCAAGCAGCTGAAGTAGTCGCAGAACCGAAGGCGGAGCCGGAGGTTCAAGCGACGGAAGAAGCTGCGCCTGTTGAAAAGAAAACTACTTCTATCAAAGAAGAGTTTCCTGATCTGATCCAATCTACATCTGGAGAGAACCTGCTTCTTGATGGCTTCTCCCTAGATGGGGAAAGTCAGACTCGTTTGGTTGGTGAAGGTGCTATTGCATTAGAAGATGTCATAGCAGCGGTAACCAATTCAGATGCTTTTGCAGAGATTACTGAAGAGCCTGAAGCAAAGCTTTCTGGTGATGTCACTCGTGCGTACAGCAAAGTTATGGGTGCTATTCGCCTCCCAATTTACACCCGGTTAATGGCTAGGTTTGCTGGAAGACGACTGAAAAAGAACGAGAAAATCTTTACGCCTGTTATGGATGGCAGAACGCCTTTGGATAAGAGTGATCCTCTTGGGATTGCCAACACCGAAGCACGCCTGCTCAGCTTGATGGAACGTAAAGAAGACGGTTCTCTGAACTATAACGACAAGATTCTGACAGCAGGCTTACTGGCCTTAGCCGATTGGTTGGCTCAGAACAGTGTAACTTCGCCTCATAGAGATGCCGACAGTGTTGCAAGATCACTTAATCTTACTCGTCAACCTATGTTGGTTGATGAGGAACTGGTGAATGCATTTAATAAAGGTACTAATATTACGATAGCACAACGTTCATTAGCTAATAAGATTGAAAGATATCTTGGTCTTAAAGCAAATGCAGACGTTCCTATTGGTCTTTCTCATGGTGTGACCTTAGGCTTTGCTGCTGAACTTCTTCGTGCAGCTGTTGAAGCAAAGTTTGTTCAGACTGAATCTGTTTATAAGTCTGATGAGTTTAACTTTGTGTTTGTTAACGTGAACACAGATGAATTAGGTCTTGCTAAGTATGGGCAAGAAGGACCTAACTTTAAGGGTCAAACCAGACTCATTGAACGTATCGTCACAAATGATGAGAGAGCGGTTGGGTTTGCTCTGAAGCCTTCCGGTTTTGCTAAGAAAAAACAGAAGGGTGGTAATGCTGTTACGACGCCCGAGCAGATGGATACAGAGGTTCGTGAAAACGCTGTAGGTCACGGACTGAACATGCCTGTGTACGAGCGTTACGCACGCCTTGGTCCTGATGGTATGCTGCGCCTGTTTGGTAATGGTGTGCTGCCGCCTACCATGAACAAGAACACAAGGCTGTCCAAAGAGAGCCAGAATACTTCTGTGAAGGGAGCCTTCCAGACGATCTTAGGTCTGATTGATCAGATGCAGACGGCTGTTAGTACAGCTACTTCTGCCGCTGAACTTAAAGATATTCGTGTGTATTATGAGTACATCTTTACCTCTGTAAATCGTATGCAGCAGCAAGCTGCTTACGGGAACCAATCATCTAAGATGGTTCGAGAGGTTCTGACTCCTAACGGTAACGTTGTAGACTTATCTTCTACAGACACTGCTGATTATCAAATGTGGCGTAGAGGTCTGGCTCAGGCTTTAGGTATTAAAGTTGAACTCCAGTTTGATAGTGTCTGGGATGCTAACTTAGAGAAAATCTTGCAAAGCGAAGAAACACAGAAAGCTGTTTCTATGCTTCAAAACTATACCAATGTTGAGCCAAATGCTCTCATTGATGCTGTGAAGGATGTATTCCGCAATAAGAATAACCCTCTAATTGATCCTGAAGTTCCTGAAGTAGGGTTCCATGCTTTAGTATCTTACGCCGATTATCTGACAGCTAAAGCGAACGGAACAGCATCTGCCTTTACCACTCACATCTATGTGGAAGCAGACGGTAAAGTGGACGGTGCCACTAACTCGCTGTTCTATATGAGACTGGGTGGTTTTGATCTTGAGATGATTGAAGCCCTGACAAGAGGTGGTTTCGACTTCAGCAAGACACCTATCTCATTGGCTCAAACCTATGAGCCTAATGCAGAGGGTGTTGTTCCCGGAGATGCATATCAAGTCAGTGGTGTTCGCACTGGTGTCTATATGCAGGAGACAATCCAGAATGTGATTTCCAAGGCTAATGATTCTGCTCAAAAGTCTAAGCTTATCAATCAAGTTGAGGCAATGAACATCGTCATGACAACGCTGCTTGGCTCTAAGGAGTTCAGGTATAAGCGAGATGGTGAGCAGTGGAATTTCGAGATCGGTCGTGGGCAGCTGAAAAACCCCATGACAATTACTGTCTATGGTTCAGGTGTTAAGGGCATTGCTGACAAAGTAGCCAAAGAGCTGGCTGGTAAATTGTATGAAGAAATTTCCAGAGCCAATGCATTAGCTGTTCAGAATAAACAGCCCGATAACTGGGCTACTTTCATGTTCTATGATGGTGGTAAATTTACAGAAAGTGCCACTAAATCTGTGACATTCTGGAAAGCTCTTGATGTTCTGACTTCTGCAAGTGTTCGTAGTTTCACCGACGATGGTGGTCAGCAGAAATATTATACCAAGAAAATGGATGAAGCCCGTGCTCCGGGAACTTCAACATCTGCTGTTCAGTACACACTGAAAGCTCAAACTTTAGAACTGTTGTCTGATACAATTAGACAGTTCTACGTAAGGCCAATGGTTGATGCTATCAACAAGGAGATGGGTTCATCTATTGATGGTTCTAAGTTGATTCAAGAATCAACAAACTTACTGTCCTCGTTAGCTAGAGCAGCATTTGATCGACTCATCGCAGTTGAGATGCAGAAGATCAAAAACAAGAGCGATGGTCTGTCTCCTAACCAGATCAAAACCATCATGTCTAAGGTAGCTTTCCTGCTTCCTTACATTGAAGGTGATGAGATCAATATCAACGTTAAGGGACTGGAGATGTCCCCAATTAACGTAATTGATCCTAAGACAGGTAAACCAAGCAGAATTCCATACGCATCGACCATGAATGGTCCTATTTTCACGCAGTTGGAAATTCCTACACCGCAGATCGCAGGTGTGGCTGGTGGTTCATATCTGAACATTGCTTATGGTGATGGTCGTATGATCATCAAGGCTTCCCCCGGTCTGATCGGTGGTCGTCTTATGATCTTCGACGGTATCAATCTGTCGATTAAAGATGCGATTGCAAATGGTGTAGCTATTAACAAAACTACGCTTGATGCCATTCAGTCTGGGACACCGTTCTCTGACTTGATGAAAACGTTCAAAGAACTTACTGAATCATTCAACTTAAGTGTCTTTACTGAAGAAGAATTGAACAGTGTTGTTGAAAATAACACTGCTGATGAATACAATTTACCTGATGAACTGACACCTTCTGATTTTGTTGAAGGTCTTATCTTTAGTCTGACAAACAGACTTGATCTTGCATCTAAGCAAGAGCGAGCTCGTCAGGCTACGTTGAAGCGTGTTCACCTGTCTTCAGACCACATGGCAGCAATCAATGCTCCTGCGTCTACGGCTGCTGACAATAGCCGTGAAGACCTTGGTGCTTTGACTCCTGAAGAGAAGGCAAAACGTCTGAATGAAATCTACGAGGAAGAGCTCGCTAAGATTGAGAATGCACCTGTAGTCAAAGACAACACTTCTGAGAACATCAGTAGTGCTTTCGACAACTTGCCTAAGCATGAGACTGGAGTTCGTATTACGAACACAGCTCAGCTTACTGAACAATTGAGCAGCCTTAATCTTCCTAGAGGAGAAGCTACACTCATCAATCGTGCTTTGATCGCTCTGAAGAATGATAACTGGACGGTCGTTATTGGTTCCAAGAGAGCAGCTACAGATTACCTTACAACAAGAGGTATCCGTCACACCTTCAAGAAGGGTGACAATGGTATTGCTGCTCCGGGTCAGAAACTGATTGTGGTGGCTAATGGTTCGTCTGAGACTTTGGCTCACGAGCTTATCCATGCTGCGACCTTTGATAAGGTAGATGCATTCTTCAGTAACCCTGAAGTGCTGGAACCAGCTGTAAGAGCTGCTTTAGAACGTCTGGTTATTCTACAAAATGAATGGCTTAGTGCCACTTACTTACGCAAAGTGAACGGACCTGACGACACTGTGCTTCATGCAAGAGCAGCTATTGAAGGCTTCTTGAGAAAGGGAGATCAGTCGTCTGCTTTGAATGAATTCATGGCATGGAACTTGGCTAACCAAGGTCTGATGAATCTGAACTCTAAGATCAAAGTTGAAAGCAAGCTGGCTCGTATCACCAGAGAGATGGTTTCTCTGCTTAAGCGTATGTTCTCTCTGCCTGACAATAATGATCGTATGGATTGGAACATTCGTTTCAACTCCTTGATTGTTATTGGCAGCAAGCCACTTACACCCACCCTTCAAGCAGCTAATCGAATTCTTCAGCACTCTACTGGGACTCGTCCTGATCTGGATGACATCGCTCAGAAGATGGCTAAACTTGTTGGTCGTGCTGATATCAATCCTGAGCTTATGAAAAAGCTCAAGATTAAACCTAGTGAAATGGCCTTAGCTTATGGTGAAAATGCAGCCATTATTGCTAAAGCTAATGGCTTTGACATGAGTAACGAAGAACAACGTGCTTTCGTTATGATGGTTGCTGCTTATCATGCGAACCAAATTGCTGATCCCACCTTCAACGTTAAAATGAATAACTACTACAGCGAAGTGCTGGAGCAGTTAGACCAAAACGTTATGATGATGGACAGGGATTCTAAAGACCCAGCAGAAGCTGCACGCGCTGATATGCGTTACGATATCCTGCGTGGTAAGTTCGATATGGGAGTCGATATGCTTGCTGTGTTTGTGGCCTTAGGCGCTACAAACGAGATTGCTCAAACGCTCTTCAGTCGTATTCGCGTCAGAGACAAAAAGCTGTCCTTACAAGGTAACACTGTTGACAGTGTGCTGCGTAAGGATGGCGCAGCCCTGATCGATAAGCTGATGGATAACTCCTACAGCCTTCGTCCAAATCAGAAGATTGGTGATGAAGTTCTTAAGCTGGCTGTAGCTATGGTTGAGAAATCTGATCGTGAGCAAGGACTTCTGAACAAAGCTTTCGGTGAAACTGGTAACTTTGTTCGCAAGGCTAACGACAAGCTGGCGGACACCATTTCCTACGGCTTAGGGAAGACTGCTGACGCGATCCAACAAGGAATCGATGCCTCGAAGGGTACATCCTTAGAGGGCGTTGTAGGACCCCTTGGAGACGTTCTGAAGCTGGGTGTCGAAGTCATGGATAAAGCTAGAACGCAGGATGCTGTGTCTAAGCTGACTTCCATGCTTAACAGCAATGATATTCATCCTGAAATCAGAAGCATCATTGTAGAACTTATGGGTTCTAATGAAGATAACCAGACTATCTTTGAGCTGATCAAAAAGGGTCGAATGGTTATCGATAAAGTTCGTCAGGCATTCTTGAAGGGTATGCCTAAGCAAATCAAAGATAAGTTTACCAGAACTCTGACTAAAGAAGAGTGGGCTGCTCAGCACTTTGCTTATGGTCAATCTGACATCTCTGTTCTGTTGGATCAGAAGATGTCTATTGAAGGTATCATTGATCTGTTTGCTACACCGTCTTCTATTCCTCAGCTTCTGTCTCAGAAGGAAGCTGAAGTTAAGAGACTGTTTGGTAATCAAGCTAACACTATCCTGAAGGAATCGTATGATCTTGCACAAATGATGGATCGTGGTCGTCCTTCAAATGGATTGGTTAAGCGTAATGCTCTGGCAATTGCTAACCGCGCAGGTGAAGCGACAGTTGGTACATTTGACATTCTGAGCCCAGAAACCAAGGCAATCGACGGATATGTGTCCTTGTTGGTTCTGTCTCGTATGCAACCAGATATGATGAACACACTCAGCACTTTAGCTAAGACTGAGCGTGTTGGTATGGAGTATGCATTAGCTCTGGTGGCTCAAGCTCGCGCACATGAGATGAAGCGTGTTCCTGAGCGTCATAAGTACAATATCAACAAGGGCTATATGCCCACTGAAAAGCTTGGTTCGTTTAAGGCTGTGCCTTACGATAAAGTTAATGAGTATACCAAGGTTGGGTATAAGATTGTTGGTAGTAGAACTATTGGTGCTGTCGAAGGTCTGTATGATAATGGAAAACAACGTGTTTATGTTGCTACTGATTTAACAGCTCCTGCTGTTAAACAAGGTATCATGCGTACCATTCGTCCTACTGTGTTTGGTTTAGATATTTCTAGCGGTGCTTCGTATGACAACCCGTCTGCTGGATTGATTACTGACATTACTGCTGTGAGACAAATCACTAAAGCTCTTCAAAAGAAGAGTGATAATGATAAGCTTCTTTCTCCTCTTTATAATAAAGATGGTGAAATCTATGCTTATGAGAGATTAGTTGATATAGCTGATGTCGAACACAATCTTGAAACTCAACAGAATGTAGCTGTGTCTGTCGGTATGTGGATGGGTCGTCAACATGAAGAAATTCAAGCACGCATCATTAATGATGTGCTGATTGAGCGTATGGCTAAAATGTATGAGACAGCGGGTCGTCGTGCACAGACTGACGAGTTTGTTGATCTGAAAGAATTAGCTGCAACTGATCCTGTAATTGCTGATGCTATGTCCTTGATCAATGATCAGGATATGAGGGAAATCTACGCCCGTATGGGCGGTAAGTTCATGGTCAGAAAAGACCTGTACAATAACATTATTGGTTTCCGAACCATGAGCATTGGTGATCTCTGGACGGGTAACACCACTCTTGAGAAGAATAATAGAGAAGCAGCAGCTAACTTCCTTACAGGTATCTTAGGTCCTGAAGCTTACCGTCGTTTAACTGTCGGTGAACAAGCTTGGGAAAACCTGATGGGAGATGCACGTACTGCTATCGTTATCAAATCTATGTTGGTTCCAGCATTGAATGCTGCGGCTAACTTCTTTCAGCTTATGGCTAACGGCATTGGTCCTATTCAGATCGCCATGAAGACGACTGAAATGCTCAGAGAGACTCATTTCTATGCACAAAAGCAGTTAGAGCTTCAGAGCTTAGAAGTGGATTTGGCTAGAGCACGAGGAGCCAAGCGTCCAGATGAGGTTCGTATTCTGGAAACCAAGATGCGTGTCATTGAAGATATCATCAAGCGTCTGGCTATCTATCCTCTGATCCAAGCAGGTGAGTTTAACCAGATTACCGAGGGTCTTACTCAAGATGATCTGGAAATGACTAAAGGACGTATGTGGGATCGTGTTAGTAAATGGGCTGACAAACTTCCGCCTGCTGTGAAAACTGCTGGACGTTATGCTGTAGTGGCTAAAGATACTGCTCTGTTTGATGGTCTTACAAGAACTGTTGCCTATACAGACTTTGTTGCTAAGGCAGTTCTCTATGATCATCTGACAAGAGTTGTTAAAAAGACCAAAGCAGAAGCCTTGCTGGCTATTACCAACGAGTTTGTAAACTATGACTTACTTGCAGGTAGAGGTCGCACAAAAGCTGAAGCTCTTGGTTTAGTTTGGTTCCCTTCCTTCAAGATTCGTTCGATTAAAGTTGCTGCTAGTTTGATTAGAAACAACCCGCTTCATACGTTCTTGAGTTCACTGGTTCCGGGTTCTTACGAAGCTGGTACAGTCATGGATGATAATGGGGTCAATCTCATTCTCGATGGTCGTGCAGATAATGCATTTGGTATCTGGAATGCATGGAGAGGTGCTGCACTTCTTCCTGTTGCTCAGGTAATTAACTAATTAAAAAACTAAAGGCCCCTCATTAAGAGGGGCCTTTTTAATCTATGTAATAGGTTACCAATTTTTTGTTTTTCTTTGTTTTAATTGGATGTCCTAACTTCTTAAGTTCGGAAACAATGATGTAAAGTCTTCGTTGAGTTGTGGTTACTTTTTGAAAATCTGTAGCTTTTAATCCACCATTACGCATAGCTGTAAGCACTTTATCCTTAACAGGATTAGCCCTAGTAGGGGGAGGTCGATCTCCGGGCTTAGTGGGTGGCAGCTTAAGAAGACGGTCAATGCCTTGTTGAGTAATAGTAAAGACTGCTTCTTTCTTGTTTTCTTGGGTTAATGTAGCTAAGCCCATGGCTATATTTAAAGAGTTAGCAACACGAACAGAGGTCGGTTTGTTGTTTAGCAAAGCAGCTAATTCTTCATTGGTTCTAGGACCAACGGCGTACAGCATCATTAAAATACGATTATGCAGAAGATATAGGTTGGTCGTTGGATGCTTCATTACGTTGACTTTCAGTCGAATATGCTTTGTATACGTGAACACTTTGAGCGTCACATTGGAGGGGTCTGTGCCCACACCATATCTTAAGGAAATGGCACTCATTTCTCGTAACAATGAAGCTATTTCCAAAGTAATTTTGCTTACAAAGCTGGTAGATGGTGTTCGTGTTCCTGTTGATTTGAACGGTAGAACCTTCTTCTCACAAGCAAGATACGGTAAAAACACCCTGAGTGATCTGATCTGCAACATTAACGTTGCTATCTATGGTGATCCTCTTGATGGAAAGATTCTCCTTTCAGTAGATGAAAACGTAATGTTGAATCTTAGTCCGCTGAAAGGACATTACGATATCGTTACTCGGACTGGTTCTGGTCCTAGAGACAACATTTTTGTAGCCCCCTTCATTGTTGAAGGTGGGGTCAGCAATTGGGATTAAGTTGATATGGCTGAAGAGATTGAAGTTGTCTTTCTGAATGAAGGACTTCCCGGCCCTCAAGGCTACGCAGCTGAAGATGTACTTGAAGCTGGCGCTGAACAGGTTGCTGCTATCAACGCACTGGCTGCCAGCAAGACAGCTTTGCTGAACAGCACAGCTACTAACGCTATTGTAGATTTTAACAGTCAAGCTGACATTAAGATCGAAGACCTCAATGCAATGTCGTTGGCTCTTGAAACAGCCATCAATGATGCAAATGATACTATTGCAGCTGCACAGAGTGTTGTTGATGATGCAGCAGCTCAAGTTGTCTTGGCCGAAGCTCAGGTAGCTTTAGCTGAAGATCAGGTTGCCTTAGCAGCTGCACAAGTTGTTCTAGCTGAAGCTCAAAATGCGTTGGCAACTGCCAGCAGAATTCTTGCAGAAACAGCCAGAGATGCGGCTATCTCAGCTTATAACTCTGCTCAATTAGCCAGCTTAACTTCAGGATATTATCCTGATAGCCGTTCCTTGCTTCCTCGTGGTGTAGCTTTTGGTGCTGTAACGGGAGGTTCTGGTTATACTAACGGCGGTCCTTATGATCTCCAGTGGTCTGGCGGTAACATGGAAGCTACGCCTACAGGAACCTTTATGGTTTCTGGTGGAGCTATCAGTTCTGTTACGATGACCTCACCGGGTCGTAAGATTGGTACAGCTGCACATACTCTGCCTACTGCTTCGTTCGCAGCTGCTGGCGGTGGTACTGGTGGTGCATTGGCTCTGACCAGTGTTTCGTTGATTGCTTCAGGTCAATACTACTGGACAGATCACGCAACTGATTCCAGCTTAATGATTCTCTACAGCAATGTTCCTGTCTCTGGTGTGCCTACAGCAACATCACAGCTGACAACACTTTCCAAGACAGGCTCTGCCAGTCTGATTGCTCTGACCACCCCAACAGGTACTGCAAATGCTTTAGTAAGCAGTGCATCAGTAGGTACTCCTGTTGTCTCTGGTGGTGACAATCAGCTTATCCTTCTGCCTATTGTTACGACAAATACGGGTGCTGTAACTCTTACAGTTCCGGGTATTGGTGGGGGTATCGCTCGTCCTATTAGAGCTACTTCTGGTATGTCTCTTCTGGCAAACTCCCTTATTGGTGGGCAGTTTGCTCTGTTAAAATATGTCACTGCAGCTGGTGTGTATTTCCTGATCTATCCGAATAACTTGAGCCAAAATGGTAGGTTTGCTCATGTATTTAGAACAGTTGCTACAACTACTAATGCTATTGTTACACAAACCCAGTATCAAAACCTTTTAGCGTACAACATCAATGATTTGTACATGTGTCCTATGGCTGAGGCTAACACCTCAGGTACAGTGACAATGGCTATTGATGGTGTTGGTTCTATACCTTTGATGAGTGCTACAGCCGATCTCTTGCCTGTTCCGGCTTGGGGTGCAAATAGCACTATCTTCTTCCGTTATAGACCAGACATTAATAAGTTTATTCTGGCTTTTACTAACTATACAGTTAGCCCTAGTGATCCAATCTTACCTGCGAAAACGCCGTCTTATCATGTAGTAGGAACTACAGTTGATGGTGATGGTTCTGACAATAAACTGCTTGTTACTCCGTTAACGCCTCTGCCAAACAATACGTTTGCAGATACTCAACTTCATGTTCGTTTCCCATCTGATCGACCTGCTGAAGGCGGAATGTTGATCAAGATTGTTGGGTTCAATGATGCTGAGTATTATCAACTGAGAGACAGTAATGCGGTTGATCAAGTAGCTGCTAATCGTTGGAAAGCAGGAGACACTGGAGTAATCGCTCGTGATCCTGTTACTACGTACATGTATTTGGTTCGGGTTGATCTTAGAACACCGGCTGAAGTGGTAGAAACAGTATCTACAAGCATCACTGAATTCTACACTTCTATGAATAGCCGCATTTATATGCTTTCGAGCTTTGGTAAGTAAGGAAAAGACATGGCTCTTGTTGAACATTGGCGTACAGATTTTAATACTGACGCAAAAGTACAGAAGTTTTTCTACTCTCCGTATCCGGGTGGGTTATCAGCTATTGTCCATCCTCGCAGAGTTGTGACTGCTGATGATGCTGTGTCTTGTATTGAGATCAATATCGGTAACGAAGTTCCTGATAAAGAATACTTCAGCACACCTTGGGTGGGTGGTCTTGGGCAAGATGCCTATGACAAGATGGTAGCTGACATTGGTACTCGTACAGCAGGACAAGTCCTGTACTGCTACAGCAATGACAACACTAAGCATGGTCGCTATGTGGTTCAAGCAGGTCCGAGCTTAGGTGCTCGTACCGGCAGTGTTTCTCCGAAAATGGTTGATGATGAGAACCATAGACGGATCACACAGATCAGACTGCTGCTTCAATCGTACTCTGCTCATGGGGATGCATTTGCTCCCCCTGCTCTGGGGTATCCTGACTTCTCGGCGCTGAATGCCAGCATCGGTAGACCGGCCACGGATGACCTGTCGGGTTGGGTCATGCGTTGGCGTATGAGAGCCCAGAACATGTCGATGGGTCGTAAGACCAAGATCGCTCAACACTTCCAAACTCGTATTCCTGGTGCTCCTCGCATCGGTACTTACGACTGGGGTGCTGATCCTCTTGGTGATGGTTCTGTGGCTTTCGTGAACGCATTCAACCAAGCTACCTGCATCAGTGATGAACTGGGTTTTGGTGGCGGTGGTCTGTATGCTTCAAATACGACTGAGTATGTGGCAGACAGTGGTTGGGTGGATATTGATATTCCCCTCGAACCACTGTGGTCTCATTGGCTCATGATGGGTGGTGGCACCAATAAAGACGGTCATGAAGGTGCAGCTTATACGCATCCTCTCCGTTATGTTGTCAGCAATCCAGCTGTATGGGTCAAAAACTGGACAGGTAATGCTTACCTTTGTGAAGCACAGTTTAACCCTGATTCAAGTGTTGATCTTCCTGTAATTCCTAACGAAGAGAGTGTTAAAGGTCGCTTGTTAGTGTCTGCTCTTTCATTCTTACGCGCTGCTTAACCTCTGTAAGAATCTAATACAGATAAAGAGAAGGCCCTCTGATAGCTCAGAGGGCCTTCTTCTATTTATGTTCAGGCATTAGCCACGGAGTTTTGATATGTTCTTGAACATCTACAAGATGTCTTGTGTGTATATGTCCCATAGCTTTATCAAGTAGATCGCTTAAAAGCTGTTCAGCTTTACGGGCTCGAAGCAAATATCGAGTATTAGCTTCAAGAAGTTCTTCTACCCTAGCCGAGGTATTTGGCGAGGTCATCGTATCCTCCTATATGTTTAGGTCCTAAGAAGATTTGTGGAACAGTCTTCCAAGAACCAATACGACCAATCAATTGATCAAAACGTTCTTCACTGTCGTCTATGTTGTAATAACGGAAAGGTATCTTTCTTTCATTACAAAGTAAAATAGCCTTGGCACAGTAAGTACAACCATTACCACCAAATATCTCAATATGTGTTGGTAATTCAGGTTCTTCTTCATTGATATAACGATCAGACCAGCTATCATCAGCTGCTTGAGCAGCTGCATCAGTGTTATCACGGCGCAACAAGTAACATCTCCTGCTTCTCAAGCTTAGCTTGTTTCAAAGCTTCGGTTAATTGTTGGTCATCAATGATCCAATCAGGTTTTTGCCTGACCATCCAACGATGTAGATGTCTCTTTTCCCGATTGTAATAAGCACGATAAGCCATAACTACATTACTCCATGATGTATTTTTAAATGGCTTTAAATCTTCTGATACAACAGCAGGAGGAATAGAAGCATATACGCTTTTATTAGGTATACCTACAGGTCTTTTTTTAAGTAAATCAAGGTATTTTTCTCTCCAATTAGGATTACCCCACCTTAGTTTGTACTCAATAAGTAATTGTACAAGGTGTTCGTAGAGCCAAACATAGTTGGCTCTGCTAGTCATAACCCATTTAGTACAAGGATGGTTTCTGTGAGTAGGTGGGGGCAATCCATCTAGGTCATCATCATCGCCACGCATGTAATGAGCAGTGGCTAACATACTGATAGATTCTTTGATTTGTGATCTAACATGGGCATTAGATAACATAGAAGCTGCTAAAGCTGGGTTTGAATCCACAAAAAAGATATTCATGAGGTAACTCCTTCAAAAGAAAAGGCCCTAGGTAAACCTAGAGCCTCTCTTTATGAAGCTATTCCACATCAATGCGATGGGAATTGCCAGCAATACAAGAATCAAAGCTAATACTGCGAGAGCTCCCGCTAAAGCTATGATCCTTTGAACGAGCCTGAACCGGCTCATTGCTGGGGTTACTCAGCCGAGGCCGAGTTATTCGGACGGGTCAGACCCGCGAACAGCTTCGAGCGAGCAGGAGCAGAGGCTCCAGCATCGGCAGCTTCTTCTTCCGAGGAAGCTTCAGCAACCACTTCTTCGACTTGCTCTGCTTGGACCGGAGCAACTTCAGCCGGAGCTTCAGTTTCTTCAGCAGCAGGAACAGCCGACTCCAGAACAACTTCAGCCTTGGGAGCTTCGCTTTGTTCAATAGGAGCACTCGACGCAGTGACCGAGGTGATGATTCCATCTTCACCACGAGTCGCCCGGAAGGAGATTGCGAAGTGATTGAAGGAAGCATTCACGGTCTTACGAGCGTGAGCAATGACAGCCTGACGGATCATGGATTCCGAAACAGTGACCTCAGCAGTCAGACCCTTGGGGGCACGACCCGATGTATATTCAAAATTCAGTTCCCGCAGGAGTCGGGGCAGTTCAGCAGCAATAGCTGCATTCAACGCTGCTTGGTTCAGCGTGAACGACATAGAGTTCTTGTCGGACATTTTGGTCTTTCTATTGGAAATTTAGTGCCATTGGTTCGGTCACAGGCACGATGGTTACGCTTACTCGTGGATTGGTTCGGTCCACGCCGCCAAACGCAGCGGAGGTTGAGACAATAATCCCTGTGTGATCATCGTCAATAGCTTTTGAGTGAGAAAGTGCATCGGAGAAATATTTATCTACGATGGCAATTACATTCATGAGGTCGCATCTGTGACCTGATCCGACAAAAAGCTCATAATGTAGATGCACTTTTTCCTGTCGAGGAATCCCCTTCAGTAAAGGTCTAACGATCTCCTCAAACATCACCTTAGTCTTGCTTTGATCTCGGTGATGCCAGTTCCGGTATCCATTCATGTTTAACGCTAATCTCTTACGAGGCGTTACTTGAATGTAAGTTGGTAAATCTAAAGTCCACATACAGGAAGGCCCCTGACTGGTTGGTCAGGGGCCTCTGTAGTTTAGTTTTTCGCAAAGAGCGAGGACTTAGGTTTTTCAGCTGCACCAGAAGCCTTCGGAGCACCGTCCGTCGCCTTGGACGAGCCAGCACCCTTACGCTTGTTGTAAACCGTCCCACGGTGCTTCTCAGCCCATTCCTCGATGAACTTGGGCTCGACAGCCTTGTCATCCTTCGTGGCACGTCTGATTTCGCCCACAGTGGCACGAGTTTCCGGGTGGAAGGATTTGACAATCTCGTTGATGGTACGATCTTCGTCAGTGTCTTCGTAGACCGGCTTACCGTCCTTGACCCTGTCGGTCTTCTTCGTCTTGGGCTCAGTAGCTTTACGCAGAGCGATAGAAGCCTTGGCACCTGTCAGGTCCGTCAGAACGTCACGAGCTTGACGAATCTTCTTCTTGTCTTCGTAGCTCCAGACTTCGATCTGGCGTTCTTCAGTTTCCTGATCTTCCAGTTCACTGCCGGTAGCAGTCAGGCAGAGTTCGTTAATGGTAACGAAGCCCGGCATTTGCTGCTTCTTGCCATCACGTTCAAAGAAGTTTTCACCCTTCGAGTTCGTAATGTAGATGGTTTCCTCATACTCTTCACCATCAATCATAGCGATGATGGTGATGTATTGAGCACCAGAGTCAGACTTGCCAGCAAAGGCAAGCTTGATATCGATGTTTTCATAGACATCAGTATCAAAGAACTTACGACCACCACCGAGACGGTCTTCGGCTTCTTCCAGACCTTTAGTGGTCAGGTTTGAAAACAGTTTACCCATGAGGGTTTCCTTTACTTCTTATAGTAGCTGGTGACGTGATTCATCAGCAGCTGTACGTCATTATCCATGAAGGTTTGGTTCAAGTTGAACATCTTCATGGGTGCGCGAATGCGCTCACCGAGGGTCTTCGGAGTAAGTCTCGTTTGGAACACATACTTAAATCCGTTGGCCCGATCCTCATCGGTGATATGGAGAAGGTTCTGATCGTAATCAGGATTCACCACGAGGTCTTTGATGGACATTCTCTTGGTAGAGACCACCAATGAGAAGTAAGCTTCGATGCCTTGGTTCTTGAGAGAACCTTTAACAGGCACCGATGTCGTCACCACGCCTGCATCATCGATACTGCTGAGGGTGTGGGCTAGGAAGACGACTGGGATATGCAGCAGAGCAACTTTCTCCTGCATAATCTTCTTGAAATACTGAGCGAACTCAGCCCAAGCCTGTTGTCCATTAGAAGCACCAAACACATCATGGCTTTCTTTCATATCAAGAAGGAAAGTTAGTGTGTCCAAGATGACGCCCTTAGGACCATCAGGATCGTTTTGATGCTCGATAGCATAATCAAGCATCTCGAAGATGTGGTTAGGCTCCGTGATGTGTAATTCACGGAAGCTACTGGGGAACGGAAGTTCCTTGTTCTCTGCGTTTCCGTAGAGCCAGCGATCCTGATCAACGATCTCTGCAAGAGAAGCAGACTTCCCTGTAGAAGATGCACCTGAGATCAGGACACCGAACCTATTACCATTAGCCATTATGGCTCCTGTTATGAGAGAGGTTCAATAAAGAAGCTCTATTGTTACGCCTGTTCATCATATCGTTTGGCAACAGATACCAAAACAGTACGACGAAGTTCGTCTTCATCAAGAGGATCAGTGAGCTTCTTGTTAAAGTCTAGAGTTCTAGCTTCTACTTCGTTATAAGTGATCCCGTTATCTACGAGAGCCATAGCAAAGCGCAGCATCATGTTGTTTCGATTACCGTCAGAGATTTTGACAGCAAACCAACCTTCCAGCTTATCCATGCTGGTTAGTTTTTGACGCATTCGTTTATGGTCTTCGTTCCTAGAAGTTTGAGGAATGAAGTCGAGTGCATCAATGATCTGCGTATCAGGCCCATCATTGTAATGATAAGCGCCATCAAAGGTTTCCCATTTACGGGCTCTTTGATTGGCTCCACGATCACTCTCAAATGGAAGCCAGTCCATGAAAGCATTCATGAACTTCTTGTAGTCTTCTTGGTCTAACTCAAGATGATAGTTGATAGGGAAGATCATACGGAAACGATGTTCACCTTCATGATCATGGCTCTTTGTTGTGTAGAGCATGAACTTATAGTTCTCAAGCAGCATAGCCGCAGAGTCAACGCTGATACCCCCATCAATATCAATAACAATCATGTTAAAGCCGGGGATAATATTCTTATCTTGGCGATGACCTTCCTGTTTATCACCTGCAACTAACTGGTGATTGAGGAAATGCAGGTTAGGTGCTTGGGTCATACGATGAAGATCAGCAAAAGCAGCTGTCTCATTCATATAACGATAGGCATAATCATCAGACCAAGAGAGAATGAGCTCGTTGAGATCAGTCTCCTTGAGTTTCTTACCAGAGAAGAACTCAACACCATCTGCGTAGGTCTTCTTAATAACCATGTGGTTCTTGTAACCCCATGCAATAGCAAGATTCATCATCTCATTGCGTTGGCTACCAGACCTTCCATAGAAGGGATTGTTCTCCATAATATCGACATGGGTTACTTCGCCTTCGACACTGGCAACATATTTTGCCAGACGAGCATAAGGCTTTTCCCTGTTCAGGATTTTCTGAAAGCTTTCACCACTTTCCTGCACCAGCAGGATAGCTGGGAGGAGGTGTTCATCGATATCGACCTCAGATGCCTCATCAACGAAAGCATAGGCTCCAGCGAGCTTGAGAGCCCTGAAATAGCGGTGGCTAATCTCAGCCTTCTTGATCTCGTCATGGTCAGGGAGAGTGCGTGCTTCGGCTTCACAAGCAAGCTTGTATTCCATCAGCTTAACGCCAACCATGTAGGGTACTTCGATCTTCCAACCATAGAGACCGGAGTCAGCAAGGCTTTCAAACTTGGAAGCCCACTGTCGAATGACAGAGCTGTTAGTGGGATTGATCAGACGTTTAAATACTTCTTCGGCATCTTGATCTTCCGGGTTGTCGGCAATGCCCATTGCGAACAAGCATCTACGACCGTATCCGGTTTCAAGAAAACTATAGAAGTCAGCTTCTGTTGTCCCACCATCAAAAAGCTTAGACGGTGTGCCAAACATGAGAAGATTGGTTGGTGTACGTCCCTCAAGCTCCTCTCCGCGCACGTTCTCAGCAGTGTTCTTCGTGAGTTTGGGTTTAACCATTCCCTGATCGTAAAGTTCCAGGAATAGATTGAGGAGTTCAGCGTTTCCAAGAAGGTTTGAACCAATCTCATCGATTTGGAGGTTGATCGAGCCTCCTTTGCCAATGAGTAGCTTCTGTCTAAGCTGCTTAACAGCTGGTACTGTACCGCTATCGAAGGTGAAGGGATAAACACCAAGGGATTTATATTCCTTTTTGATCTTCTCGAACTCTTCGTCCTCGTCAGTGGAAAGACGAATGGCTCTTTCACGAGCCAAGTCCCACATACTTCTGTCAGCAATGACAGGAAGTGTTTCCTCGACAAAAGCTTTCTTGAAAGGTCCGAGAATAGATTGCTCCATAATAAAGATGGAGTGGCCCTTACCATAACCAGATGAAGCTAAGAGAAGCCCATACAGATTAACCGGGATTTCACCCCGGTCTTGAGTAAGCAAAGCAGCACCCATGCAGGATGCAACTTTGGAAACAAAGTAAGCTACTTCAGTGTGAAAGAAGGGCCGGTCTTGGTTTTGGGTCTGATTACAGAGTAGGTCAGTCAACTCTGTAATTACGGGGTGATGGACTACCCCTGTTAGATCATACTTGTTCATAACGGTCCTTCTGTTTGCAAATATCGAAGGCGTCACAATAGCCACAGGCTTTTGGTGCTCCCTCGACGGTGATTACGACACCTTTGCCTTTCTCCATAAGCATCTTGTTGGCTTCAACAGGATCAGAGAAGTTTTTAGTGGCACGTCCACCTGATGTTACTTTGGTGGAGTCGGAGTAGTATTTGTATATTGGCGGGTCCATCCACAGGTCTTCTCTTGAGCACTCAGGAATGTCTTCTTCTGGGGCATCCATGAATGTGACAAGATCAGTTAGACGTTTTCTGATTAGAGCCTCAACCTGCTCATCGTTAAGTAGTTGAAACTCTTTGGAATCGAAACGCTTCTCAGGATAGTTAGGGTCTTGGTTTGCCCTAAAGCCTTGCCAATCAGTGAAGACAAAGTTGATCTGACCAATAGGGTCAGTAACTTTATCTGGGTTGAGCCACTTATAGATAGAAAGTTGCTCAATGTAGTCTTTGTCCTTGGTTCCTTTCATATATGAAAAGACACCTGTGGACTTGGTATCTTGAGCTCGACCATCGGCAACTTGGTCAAACTTACCTGTGATGTTCCAACCCTCGAACTCACGACGAGCTCGTTGCTCGAAGTACAGGTAGATGCCGTCAGGATTGGCAGCACACTCCTCAGGAGTGGGATTAATCATCATCTGCTTCTGGATATGCTCGGGGATACCAAGCTTGGTCAGAGCGGCGTTACGACGGGTTTCATCGAGCCAAACAGCTTCAATAGCATCATGGATGGCTCCACCAAGAGCAGAAGCCATTAGATCAGCTACATCTATAGACTTCATATCTTTGTTCACTCTCTTACCGAGAATGTACTTTTTCAATGGTTTGATCAGTGAAGAAGCAGAGATAGTCTTAGGTGTGTTGTCGTAGTCATAGTTGTCGTTCAACAACCAAACAGCGATTAACAATGGAACATTGTAGTTGTTGGTTACGTTCATTATGGAAACATCATTTCAAGAGTTGCAGGGTCCATACCATGTGTGTCTGGACTTTCCTGAATAGCACGACATTCACCTGCAAGAGCTACATAAGCAGCTCCATCAATGTAATCGTCTTCACGAAATGAACCCCCTTCTGCCCTAGCTAATTTAAGGAAGAACATGAACATCCATCCCTGATATTCAGTGATAGCGTTCTGTGGGAATGCTGCATTGAAGATGGCTACGGTCTTAGCCATAGCCCTTTCTTTATCTGTGTCACGTTCAGAAGAACGCTCACGCATAGTGGCAGCGGCCTTCTCAAGAAGGTCTGGAGCTTCAAGCATGGTAGATTTCTCACATAGAAAAGGGGTCAGGAAATGCCCTGACCCCTTGGTCGGTTGACCTTTATGGCTGAGTTTTGGTGTGCTGAAAAGCCACTAGGGTTAGGGTCTAGAGGGGCATTACCCCCTAGATTTTGGTCAAGATTTAACTGGTTTGATACCAGCCACTTAAACGAACGGAACGACCAGTTGCGATGATGGTGGTACGGTCCATTTTTGTAATACGAAGTAAGTTGGACCCACCAGAAATTTTACCCATCACTTCAAAGCCAACAGCGTATTCTTCACCAAAGCCCATACCAAAGGTAGCTGCGGTGAATGGAAGTGTTGCGTTGAGTGATCCTGTACCTGTTCCAGCATCTGTAATGCTGATCACAATGGACCACATGACTAGCTTTCCAATTCTAAAATAGGAAAGACTGGATGTGTAAGAAGTAAGAGCTCCTGAATCT